TCACCGGTAATTTTCGAGCAGTTTTTCTTTCGCTTTCAGGTCAATGATACAGAGATTAAGGAGCCGGGTATTCTCATCAGCCCGCTGAGCTTCACGCCCATACTTTTCAAGTGTGCTTCGTAGTTGTCGAGAAAGTTCACCGGCTTTGTCTCTCTCAGTTCTGCAGGTATCGGCGTGGCCGGGATCTGCAACTTCTGCTTTCGCGGTACCGGCTGACTGCTGCATGCGGTCAAAATGATTAAGCACCCGATCAAGCAGAGCCTCTGTGCGTATCGTATCACTCTTTTTTCCATCCTGATATTCCCCGATGCTTACCTGCTGCCGTTCGTCTGCCTCCCGGCGCAGTTCGATATTTGTGGCCACATCTTTCTCATCCTGCTGCTGACCGGCGATCTTCCCTTTCATCTGCCGGTTATCATGCAGGGTACTGCTGGCCCACCAGCCAGCAGCGAAAGAGACAGCCAGAGCGATCAGTGCAATGGCTATGTTTTTCATCAGACCAGCGTCCAGGCTCGTTTAAAAACATCATCAACGTATGGCTGCTGGCCGTTTTCGACAGCAACAATCGCTTTAGCCATTGCGAGTGACGTGTCTTTGTCATACAGATTTAAACAGTCGTGACGGCCAAAGCCGGTTTCTTTACAGACCCGTTTAATGTAGTTCTCTGTGTGGTTGTTATCACCAGACGGCGCCCACCGCTCAATAATTTCTTCCACCGTATCGATCTTGCCGCAGCCGACACCGGGCTTTCCCTGATACTTTGAGTACGTTTGCAGGAGCTTCATCAGCGCACGGATGCCGAACTCGGCAGAAATGAATGCGCAGAATTTACTATCCGGCTGTGTCGCTGCAAGTCCCTGCCACTTTGAATTACTGTGACGGATGTTCCCCGGGTTATTATTTCGAATCCCTCGCGCCCCTGTATTAACGAAACCATCTTTAAAGATTTTTTGTTTAACCTGTTCCGGCATAAATCACCCCGCTTTAAAAAATGACATGACATTGCCGCGATACACCAGCACCGCAGCACAGATAAGAAGATTTGAAATCACGCTGGTGATATCAGCGTAATAAGGTGAATCGAATAGGAAAAACTGCGCCGTCCGCACCGGCACATTCGCTGAGTATGAAAGTACAATCCAGGCTATCCATGCCCCTTTTGCGCAGTGCTGCCGGCCGTTTCGTCTGAACGAAAACACCCGGACAAAAATCACTGAGCAGATGACGGCATTCAGAATGATCAATACTTTCTCAAACATCATTGCCTCCTTGCGGACTATCCGCTTTTCGGTACGCTTTAATGCTCAGCTTCACCGACAGTAATGCAGATACAAAAGCGCCCACGGCGTCGATGCTATCGATGCTGTAGGCGTCAGGTGGGATCTCGAATATCTTGGTTACTTTGATGAACATCGCCGCTGCCGGACTGAAAAACAGCAGGCCGGAAATAAAGCTGACCAGAGCCAGTATCGACCGGCGCAGCAGTGTGTATTCCGTTGCGGCGGTGATGAAGTAGATGGCCCCCATCAGGGACCCCATCACCACCTCGGCAGGCAGCCCGGCAAAGTAGCTGAAGAACGCGGCAAGGCTGAGCGTAGTTTTTACAGAGAGGTCTTCATGCATTGCGTAGCACCATGATTATTAAATGACCATGATGCTACATCAGAAAAAAGATAAACAAAAATGCGTTATTGGTTTAATAACTAAACCAAGGGTCTGCTTCTTAAGTATTAGAAGGAGTGATCATGTCACGTTCATGCTGACCTATCTTTACAGGAATGGTAACATGGTGTCATATATCTTGGTTTTTTTTGGACTATTTTAATGATAACAAAAGAACAGAAAATTGACTGCATAAATTATGCAAAAGCAATAGGAATAATTGCTGTTGTTATTGGTCATTATAAAAATGACATGTTCGATGTATTCAAACCTTATATGTATCATATGCCTTTATTTTTCTTTATTGGTGGCATTTTACATAACGATAAAAGAAGCATTACAAATAGCATTCTAACCACCATAAAAAAACATCATTTTTATATAGTGGTTAATTATATACTAATTGGGGTATTTATAATTGCAGTAAATAACTCATTTGGAACGTCATTGAGAAACCCATTTGATGAATCAATCATTGGAACGATAAAGTATGCGGTGACATGGAACTTCCATTCCAATACACTGTTTTTGGTTGCATGGTTTTTGTTTGCATACTCTTTAATATTTGTTTTATTTTCAGTGATAATTAATAAAATAACAAAAGGTAAATTACCTATATTTCTAATTTCAATTTTTCTTGGTGTTATTGGTTACTACGTGGCGGTTGAGATGTATGCTAAAAGTGAATTGTTTTATCTTAACTTATTAAGTCAGGTTTTGGTTGGGTCAATGTTTTATGGTATAGGAGTATCAATAAAGGATAGGTTTTTTTCATTGCTCAACCCATTCGCCTTTGTTGTTATATTAATAGCAATACTGACATTGGTTAAACTTGATTATATAGGAACGATAGGAATGTCGTGGAGTAATTACAATAAAGGGTTGTTTAACCTATTGTTTACACCAGTGGCATGTATTTATTGTGTATTTTTTGTTTCTTACTCATTATCAAAATCAAGCAAATTCAAGACACTATTGCTCATCGGAATGAATACAAAATCAATAATGTCATATCACTTAGCGGCATTTGTTATATTAGATATATTTTTCAGTTACATTGGGAAGTATGAAATATCTAACATAAGCGCATTGAATCATTTCAATACATATAAGGTATGGGTTATTTATGTTTTATTTTCAATATTCGCATCAATTTATTGCGAGAAGATATGCATGCATCTGAAAGATAAAATACTGGCAATGGCAAAAAAAGCGCTATTAAACTAAGGGGCTTACGCCCCTTTTTATTTAAATCAAATGCAAACAATTTCAATAAAAAACATCATTCCTGATGTTAATTCATTTGGTTTTACTTTATTGCCACCTGTATCAATTAAGTTAAAATAAACCTCTCCTGACCCAGCTGATGGGTTATTGTAAAATGGAGCCAGTGAAATTCCGTTTGCATTGTTGCAACTGGTACACATAACATATGGCCTTTGATACTTAGAGTATCCAGGCATAAATTTGACCTTAAAGGCGTATGGGTCGCTAGGAACGCTTTCTACGGAATAAACTCCTGACGCAATATAGAATGAATTATCTACAACGATACCAGATCCGCCTTGACTAACAAGGCACCCAATTCTTCTGTTTAGTGAGGCGACATTTCCCTCTGACTTGCGCCACTGGTATGAGTTACTTCTTGAAATGACTGGTGTCGCCATATTTACATATTTAAGTGGTATGTTCCCGCTAATATCATTATCGCCAGCATCAACCCCTTTTATTGTTATTATATTGTCTGGCTTCTCCGGATATCCGTCATAGTCCCAACAGAAAAAATCAATTCTATTTTGTCCCGCACCATCAATAAATAGAGAGCTAACGGCATCACCTCCCCACTGCTGTACATAGTCACATTGAATTTCAGCTATTTGTGTGTTGTATGGATATGCATCCGTAGTTATAGGGACGCACTTGATGGTTATGCCATGCAAAGCCCCCTCAACCCTTATGTTTCTAAAAATACATGACGTTATCCATGACCCACCATCTGAACCCGCTGTGCCTTCCGCTGCAACATCCTCCTTTTTAGGCTGCACGGCGAGTACCTGTAATGCATACTCACCAAACCCTAAAGTCAGGTCAGTGAACTTACCCCAACAGATGCTATTCCATCTGCGGCGGTCGTCAACATACTGGCCACCGTCCTTGCTTAAATCAGCACGAAGCATGAGTGAAGTACCGGTCTTGTCTTTCGAGCAACCAACCAGGTTAAGGTTACTGATCGTTATGTTGCGGAGGTTATTTTTACCGATAACCAATGCAACAGAATGATTCCATTCTGTTAGGTCACTATCGACAGCTATTCGCGCCTTATTGCCATACCCATCTGTACTGAATTCAATATTATCATTTTCAAATACAAACCAATCGTTACGTAGTGAGCGGTTAATTAACTGAGATCCGCCAGAAAAACGAAAGTTTTTCTTAACCTTGACCTGGCTGTTGCAATCAAATGACATTTTAGGGATCAGGATGGTGTTTACTGCTGCAATTTCCTGAAGGCCAACCAGAATACTTCCGATATCAGTATTCTCCTGAGCGCCAACAGAAAGGATATCAGCGCCGTTTGTAACATCCAATGTTGCAGTCAGTCCGTTATCCAGAATGACGTTTACCAGCGTGTCTGGCTGATTATTTGTGACAGTGTAAATGCCTTCACCACCATCACCAGGGGAGTAATATCCGCGTGTTTTAACTGTTGCCCCAAGTGGCAGTGATGTCTCCGCTACCATTGCAGCGACATTATCGAACACACGAAGGTAGTTTTCTGTCAGTCCACCGACCAGTCCGAATCCATCCGGTTTACCCAATTCAGCCAGCACATCAGCAGCACTACCGGACTCAGGCACAATAACAACCGGATTCCCGTTGTCATCGAACGACAGCAGCTTATTGGCGCGTACCGCCGCACCAGGCAGCGCCGGTATGTCCTTATCAGCTACGCGCAGAGAGCGTTTATCTTTCGCGCTGACGTGTTCCTTCATCGTACCGAGATCAACTGCGTCACCGTCTTTTACCGGCTTTCCGAGGTTGGAAATTTTATTACCTTTGGCATCGTAGTGATCGGAAATAAAACTCGGCTTGCGCAGGCACAGAGACAGGAAGCCCAGCGACTTCTGGATCAGCATGGTGAGGTAGTCAAAAGCATCCTCATGCACTTCTGCAAAGAATTTCCCCTGGTTGCGCAGGTCGGTTTCTTGGACTGCAGGCAGGTCACGGGCAATACCGATTTTCCAGCCGGTCGCCAGCGGCATTTTTAGAATTACCTTTCCGCCACGGTACGAACCCACCCCGCGCAGCGTGTAGTCGGTGCCGTTCGTCAGGATGCGTTCTGTTCCTCCCTGATCGGCTACGGACACAACGAGGTGTTTGGCTTCAAAGATACGGAAACGGAAGTCGAAATCTGTGGTGACACCGTTACCGGTGTACTCTTCATGGCTAAGTTCGGTCGATACGGTCATGGCTTTTTCTCCTGGTCAATACTGACAGGATAGCCAAAACAAACCATATACGGAATAATGGTTTTGTTTTTATTAAAAAAATGACCAATAGCATAAACGTATTTATTTCATATCGATATGATAACAAAGGCAATCATGCACAATAAAGGAATCTGAAATGAAACAGAAATATGTGTATCAGTCGCCTGAAAACTATGCAGAAAAAGTAAATGACAATGACGGGATTAAGCAGCTTTCCATCACATCGATGATCGAGGAGTTACTGCGGGAAATGGATCAGGATGGTCATGATGTATCAGGGCCGATGACGGAACTGGTGGCGCTGAAGAACTATGTAAACTATTCTGAAAAACAATTACAGACGGTAAAAACTCATTTGGAATTTGTATTATCCGAGCTAAATAAATAATTAATATATTAACAAGGCACCATATATAGGTGCCTTTCTGTAAAAAATACTACATATAGATGGATATCTTAAATTTACACCGTATGTTTTACTTTTCCGCTTTTCAATGTGTATACTTTAATGACCCGACAGGTAATCTGTGCCGATAATCGCTACCGATAATCACACATAAACAATGGCGTTTTTCATGGGCCATTCACTATTGAGGAGATAAATATGAGCACAATTCGGAGTTGGTTCTGGAGCACCAGAAACTTCGCTGATTCGCCCTCTAATCCTCAGGGTGGCGGATCAAGTACTTCAAAACCAGAAGTACGCGCACACAGACGCGCAACTGCTTCTGTGCGGGTTGATAAGCGCGGAGCTGTTCACATTCCTTCAAGCGAGCTGGCAGAGCTTCCTGAAGTTATCGAAATGCAGAGGCTCGCAAGATCAATAGTCTGTAAAGCAAGAAGCCGCTAATTTATAAGGATGTAAATTGTTAGCACTGCTTTTAATCCCTATCTTGGTTAGCGGTTACATCATGGTAATTGCTAACCCATATCATTATTTTAGGTTGCACAGGCATGACGGCCAGTTGCTTTACCTCAAGGTAGCAACGTATGGTACGTTTTGCCTGATTGCATCCACAATCATAGCCGGATTAATAAAGTGGAAATTTCCCGAATTTCACCCTGTAAAAGTTCTGGTTACTCAGTTCAAAGTTACAGGTAATGAAGATAGTGACAGGATCTACATCTGGCTGACTTTACTGTCTTTCACTTCCATAGTTTTCGCACTGTTTTATGTTTTTATTACCTGGATAAAAAATACGTATAAAGGATGCCGCTATAAAAGAAAGCATGGTGCTCTGTATACGAAAGTCCGCCAGGCTAAAAATGCCCGCATCCTGAAACAGACATTGTCATCAGGCACGATGGATGCCCTTCTCTTTGATGCGCTGGAATCAGAACCAAAGCGTTCCGTTCTAATTAATTTATCATCCAAAAAAGTTTATGTTGGCCTCGTAAACGGGTTATCTGATCCCAATGAAAAAGAAGGACCCAACAAATTTATATCTATTTTCCCGATAATGTCTGGTTATCGTAATAAAGATACTCTGCTGGTAGAGTTTACGAACATCTATCCCAGCACCAAAACTGTTCGCTCAGCCCCTACAGTCAGAACCAAAAAGACCGTAACCAACAAACTGGATATAATCCTTTCAACTGATGAAATTACCCATATTTCCTGGTTTGATTTTGAGTTGTTTGAGACTATAAATGATTCAATTAATGGGTCTGGTCCCAAGCACAAAAAGAATTCCAAAGTAAGATCATCCCTCAGATTAAGATAATCACCACATTCCCCTTCCAAAAACATGACCAAATTGGTATATTTACAACCCCCAAATTATGCGCCATAGTGAATATGCACCAGCAAAATCTGGTGCCGGGATTGGCGTCCCGAACCTTTCTAAGTGGCGGCATATACCGCGAAAGCGGTTTTTTTATGTCAAAGCATAGCTGCATCTTTTCAATGGTGGCTGTGCGGGGGCATCGAAAGATGCGCCAGTGTCCACTTAGGCTGGTACGCCAACCCCGCACAGTTCACCACCAGTAATTGGCGTTGCTCGTGGTGATTACATAACTCTAAGTGGAGCAGTAATCATGAATAACCTCAGCATCTCTGTATCAAATCTTCCGTCTATCATTCATAACAATATGCCAGTAATCACTACTGAACTACTCGCAGATGTTTATGAAACAGAAATCCAGAACATTAAAACAAACCACTCAAGAAACAAAAATCGCTTTACCGAAGGAAAGCATTACTTCAAGTTAACTGGTTCAATATTAAGAGATTTTAAGAAGCAAGTTACTCAAAGTAACCTGGTTAAAAATGGTATGGCACCACAAAACTGTTACGTCAATAAAATGGCCAGTCACCTCATCCTCTGGACCGAACGCGGCGCTGCCCGTCATGCCAAAATGCTGGACACCGATCGCGCCTGGGATGTATTTGAGATTCTGGAAGACAACTACTTCACCAAGTACCGCGGCACCGGTCGGATCAATAAATCATTACCCCGCAATGCCTCTACCGAGGAACTGCTGGCGCTGGTGGATCAACTGCAACGTACCATTCATGAAGGTGAGTTCATCCCTGCCGGGCAGGTGGCGCAGGAATACAGCTTCCCGAAAACGAAGAAGTCACGTTCGCAGATCCTCAATGACTTCCTCCGGTCGCCGGAAGACGACACGCTCCACCAGCTTCTGGCCTACCTGAAACGGGATGGCCACAATGTGGAAGAAGCCGAGCGCGTACTGATGTGGCTCCGCGACTATATGTGCGATATGGGAAAAACCATCAACACCATCATTACCCATGCTCAGTACATTGAACACGCTGTCAGTAAGTTATAATGTGATCGGGCACCGGTTTAGGCCGGTGCTTTTTTCTTCAGAAAAATCGAGAGATAAACGCCCGTATTGCTCGATATGTTTTCCCTGGGTCATTCGACGCAACAACCACCGCCGCCACAGAAGTAACAACACCAAGAATCGCAAATAGCAGCGCCATGCCCTCTGAACGTTTTCCGTAATATAATAGCGATGTGGTAAAAAAAATGATCGGCCACATAAAGCAAAAAAGATACCTGAGCACACCTCTAACAGCCACACCAACTAATTGATATTTTTCACAAAGTTTGCATACTCCCCATACAAATACCCCAAAAACAATGTAGGACAATGGATTAGCCATGCATTCCTCTTTTGTACTATTATAGAAAAAATGACCTTAACAAGATGGTAAATCAGTAATTTAATCAGATAATTAAAATACTACATACCCCAATTCCGGTGTCAATGAATGAAAATAACATTATTCTATCTCATATTTATTTTTCCAGCGGTGGCATTTGCTAATAACTCATGCATTCCAAACCTCATCAAAGAAGATATGTGCGTTTCTGCAAAAAAAATAACAACGGCGATGCAAAAAGAGCTACCTGTGAAAATAACAGAAAACATGGTAATAACCACAGCAACAGCCGAACAACGCAGAGTTATTTTGACAGCGTCACTATCCTATAACCTCGACACGCTGATCAATATGGCTGACGGAGACAAAGAGTTCATAGCCAAAGCAAGAGCTATCAACAAAAAGGTCAGCAGAAAAACAATATGTGAAAATAGGAAAATTCGTGCATTTATCAACCTAGGTGGTGAGGTTCAGTATGACTATATTTTCAATGATGGCTCCGTTTACGATATAGTAACAATCACATCCTGTGACAACCCCACCACAACAAAACCAGAAACAGACCAGATAAACAAAAAATTATCCGGTGTTTACCCAACGCCGGATAGCTATGAAAATAGTGCGTTCGACCCCATTGGTGTGAATCTCAATTCTCAACATGAACCGAGGGTAAACCCCGCACCGCCGGAGCCCCCACTGACACTCAGTGATGCATTTGCTGTTATACCAACTTATAAAGCAGTAAATGATTACAATCCATTTAGCGATCCACATGGCCTTGAAGGATATGAATTGTGGGCAGATAAATTTATATCTTCCCAGTCGCCGCAAGAAACAGAAGCAATTAAGAAAAGAATTGATGCACGACGTGAAGTTCTTGGTATCGATACGCCGGGGCAATTTTCCCTTCTTATAGCCGCCGGCGTAATTGGTATAATCGTGTTAATGATATTCTTTTACTGTTGGGGTAAAAAACACTGATTACTTGATACTATCCTCAACCTTGTTCAGTATCGGAGCTACCCAGAATAGATTCTGACCAGGTATTAACTGCCGTGTGGCTCTGATAGGTCCACTGTCAAAGTTGCCACTCAATATGCCACTGGATATTTCCCGCAGATTTTCCAGCGTGCCGAACGTTGGCCCAGCTATCGATCCAAGGACGCCTCTGCTGGCATATCTGGATTGTGTTCCGGTACCCAGCGCAGGGCCAAGTCCAATCGTTCCCTCGCTGACCTTTTCAATAGTATTATTGAACTCCATTAACGGACCCAGTACACCCGATCGGTCTATGCCTTCGATAATTAATTTCTCCGGAGACCAATCGACTTCTCGGCCTGCCAATGTTTCTTTGATAGCATAAGTCATAGATCCAAGCATAATCTGCATTGCAAGACCATAATAAAACTGCGCCTCACCCGCCTGTATACCACCGATGGTGGCGCGATTGAATGACCCGAAAATAAATGATTTAAACTGAAACACATGCTTACCCCACAAAGAGCTTGACCATAAAGGAGTATCGCCAACCCCCGGAGTAACAATCGTGTTGTTCACATCCTTCATTACTGCTGACTCAAAAGCACCGCGTACAACCGGATCTTCCCACTTGTTGCTATTACTGATTCGCAATCCGTCGACCGTTTCACCGTGCTTCGCAAATTCCTGATGAATACGACTCAGCATACTTTCATCAATACCCAACTTAGCCAGACGGGTATCTGATTTGGCCGCACCAAGAATAATATCAGCTGTATTGATACCGTTAATTGATTTATGAAATGCGTTCCACTGGTTCATTAATGTCAGGTTGCCAAATTTGCCTGTCATATAGTCCAAGCCAGCCTCAATCGCAGACCGCTGCGCATATCCATCAGCAATATCAGCTATTGCCCTGCTACGATCAGAAAGGACAATATCCAGGCCGACACCCATTTTTTTCAAATCTTCTTTCCCAGCTTTCCATGCTGGACTTCTGGAAAGCCATTTTCCATAGGCAGTGAAGGTTTTTGTAAATCCGTGCACCATTATTGCCCTGGCAACATCGGGTATTGCAGATACTGTCATTCCGCCAAGTTTAGTAAGGTAATTAAGGTTGCGAAGAACATTTCCGGCCCGAATAAATGTATTAGACGGATTATCTGGCCGCTTATAGATACCAAGCATACGGTCACGCATGGCCATGATATCCTCGAGATCCTGTTTTTTTTGTTTACTCAGCTTCCTCATCCGGCCTGATTTTTCCAGCTCTTTGATGACCTTATCCTGGGCAATATCTAGTTCTTTATTAATGAAATTAAAATACTCATTTTCTGACATTGTTGCTTTTTTATCAGAAAACTTTATTTCAAGATCCTTGCGTAGTTGTGCCGGATTTCCCTTCATCAGGTCATCATATTCATCCTCAATGCTTTTTATAACCTTAGTCATTGCAGAATCACCAAATTCCCGTGTCAGTTCAATGTTCGGTGCCGCGTCACGGATATGGTGCTGTAAAACATATCGAACATCCGACTCTAAATAATCTTCTATTAATTCGTCTGGAATGGTCAGTGAGCGCGATTTTGTTGAGCCCGGTAATTTTACAGAAAAAGCGTTGGTGAAATCCTGCGGCCTGAGCGCTCCGGTGATTTTATTGACAACCTCGTCTGCCGCTATATCTAAATCTTCTTTCGCTACCTGATTCCCCCTTGACCAGTAATTAATCAGAATATTTTTAAACTGATCGCGCTTGGATAATATTTCACCCACACGGTACATTCTCGGAAAATAACTTAGTGCGCCAACAACCTTTAAATCAGCACCCAGCAGCCCGACAGCCTGCATTTCATCCCGAACATTATCCAGAATAGGCCGCAGCGCCTTTGCTGTCTCCTGAACAACCGGATTGGTACTGCTATCGCCGCGTCTCATTGCCTTACCAACGTCTGAGGCAAAATCAAAGCGTTTACCTGTGCCGCCCTGAGCTCGGTATTTAGCAAACCCGCTGTTGGTTGTTACGACAGCAGCAGCCTCGTGCCTCATCCATGTTCTGACTTTTGTTTCAACGGCCGCAGGCGTGGCTATTCCCTCAAGATTTTTTTCTGTAGTGAAGTTATTTTCCGCCAGTTGTTGAGCAACCCGCCTTACCGTAACTGCCTCTGAATTCATGGCTCGTCCTATAGGCGTCATTTTCATCACGGAATTAGCCCATCCCGGCCCGCGCATGGCCTCCTGAGCCAGGGTGGTTTCCCCGACTTTCTGAGCGCCGACACTACCGCCAGATACTGCCATAGATAGCGAATCTGCTATTTCATTGGTTGCTGCTGTTTTTGCTTTGGCGCTTATCAGGTGTGACGCACTACCTATCATTCCGCCAAATAAAGCCCCGGCAGTTGTATTGATCAGGCTTTCCTCCGCTGTACGGGTGTATTGCTGCTGGTGTAAAACCACCTCGCCGACGGCTGTACTCAACCCAACGTTGGCAGCCATAGAAGACACCTTGGCTAAAAAACCTCCCTGCGCACCGGGAATGAAAAAGCTACCCAATGTCACCGGATCTAATCCACCAGCAAAAAATGATGCGAATACCCCCTGCCACCCAGATTCAGACAGAAACTGCCGATCCTGATTTTCGTTATCTATCTGCTGCTTTATCCATGCTGTCTCCTGAGGTGACCGTGAGTCAGCAAACTTAGTACCCCATGTCTCATATCCATTTAACTCGGCGGGGTCAGTATAAGGGTTATAATCGTCCTGCTGTTCAAAGTCAGGCGCTGGGTTAAACAGACCTGAAAGAATATTATACTGACGGAACGCGGCACCAAGCACTGACCGATCTTCTGTTTGTGGTTGTGGATTTACGCCCTCCTGATGTGGTGTATCCCAACCCTCTGAATACGGAACACTGAAAGTGTTAGCGATATTTTCTGGCTCTGAATAAACAGGCATTATTTATTGCCTCCCCATGAGAAATAATTTTTCTGTTTTTCTACACGCTGTTCATGTGCCTGCTGATACTGTTTATCTAACTCATCATGACGATCATAAAACTCACGACGCGCAGCCCCTTTTTGCATCGACTTAATTTTTTCTTCATTAAGTTGTGCAACTAATTCCTGATAAGGCTGGTAGCTTTCAAGATCTGGTTTGTATCTCATCTTTTTCCCAGCATGATCATAATAAGGCTGATCATTAGGTATGCCGTCCTTATCCTGTCTAATGAAAATTGCATAATCACCATTTCTTGGCGTGTCTTTATCTGCAATAAGGATAATATCGCCACCAATTTTCGGCTTTGGTGTATCATCAGAAATACCAATGACGCGACCAGTTACTTCACTGGTTTTCCCTTTTATAGAACGAAGCTTCTCTTTTTCTTCACCATATTTCAGTTTCCATTTTTCTTCTTCCCACTGCCTTGCCTGCCATCCCGCTGGTCCTCCGGGGTAAAGAGATTCTGGCGCATACTTCATTAGCTGGGCTTTACCGTTGACCTCGGTAATTGACCATCGCCTGGCTATCTGTTGATGTGTCATTTTTTTTGCTATATCGGCATTGCCACCAGTTACCCTAAAATTGATATCAAATAATGATTCATAATCACTGAGATATCTTTTTGCCTCTGGTGTCGTATCTGTTGCGGAAGGATCAATTCTAAAAATAGATGATTGTTTACTGACGAAATCGTCCGCCGCATTCATTCGTTCTTTTTTATACGGTTGCGTTGATTGTTCCGCAGCAATTTGCATTTTCAAAGCATCGGTTTGGTTATAGGCCAGGTTATATGCAAGTTCTATCGATTTTTCACCATCAACCCCAGCATCCTGGTATTGCTTTATATTCAAATAAAAGGCCTGCTTTTCATTTGATAATCCGGTTATTGCTGTTGGGTTTTTTTCATATAAACGACTGACGAGGTCAGCAGCAGGCAGTACCACTTTAGGATCCTGTGTTACTGCCGCAGCGTTGAGGTTTGATAAAAGTTGTGTAGGTATGATGCCTGTACTACCGACCAGCTTAATTACCCCCGCTACCTGATTTTCATCTTTCAAATCAAGGTTGCTGAAATTAACAGCATAATAGCTATCAGTGGCCGCTTTATTGCTTTTATTATTCGGATCAAGGGGAACGCCATGATTAACAGCATTGGTAACCATCTCAACGCCTTGTTTAGCTTCCCATTCCTTATCAAATGCGTCAAATTTCACACGCATCCTTTCCCATCGTTGCTGTGCAGCGGCAAAATCAGGGGCATCAGGATCCTTAGGACGATGCTGTTCCAAAACGTCAACCCGTCCATCCGGACTTAAATCCCTTGCGGCACTGATTACACTTCCATACCGAAGCTGTTCCTGCACATCAGCATACGCCCGTTGGCCTTTATTCAAACCAAAGGCTCTGATATATGTGGACTCGCTTGGCACATTCTCTGGCTGTAATCCCTCGTTGGTTGCTGCATATATGTTTTCTGTAGTCAAAGAAACATCTTCTGCTAATTCGCGCCGCTGCTCTTTATCAATCGCCTCCCCCTGCTTTCTGATCTGATACTGCTGAACTGGCGTCAGCATTGGCCACCATGCATTACCACCAGCATTAACCGCTTTTCCGGTTTGCCCCCGCGACTGATACTGTGACGGGTCCGGTTCCGGCAGTCTTGTCAGCCCGAGAGCAGCCTGCAATCCGGCGTCAATCTGTTCGCCGCTAATGCTGTGATTACCTTCCTGCTGCATAATCGCGGTAGTGATACTTTTCAGAGTGTTAATATCAGTAACATCAATCGGCACATTCGGATCAACACCCATTTTTCCAGAGACAAATTTAATGTAGCCCTCTGTATCGTTACCGTCTTTCTTGGGTGCCCAGCGGCTGATGATCTGATTTATAGTAACAACGCCCTTATTACGATAGGTGATAAGGTTTTTCCCCAGCGCACGGACGCCATGCTCCGGGCTGGCAAACCGGACAAATTCGCCATCATCACCAATCTGGCCTTCCCAGTTATTATCTGAGATACGAATATTGCCGGGGTTATTATTACGTGAACCACGATCCTCAGAGCCACCCTGAACATATAACTGCTCCTGCTGGTTATGCAGCTGCTCAGCGTATGCCGTGGCATCATCAGGGTTATCAAAAATACCGAGGTGTTTACCGGTTTTTTCATACAGCGCAATAGCTTCATCATCGGTCAGCAGTTTGCCATCGTCGCTTACTGTCGGCAGCAGCACTTCCCCTTCATCGGTGCCGACAGATATCGTTCTTACTGTACTGACAGATCCGTCTTCATTCTGCACTTTCGGGCGATTCATCAGATTGATGTTGCCCTGCTGTGTCATGCCTTTTACGGAACCAACATTGCCACCGTAATACGTGGATGACCGGCTGACACCACCAAGGTCTGACGGCTCACCAACAGCACCAATGGTTCCCATGGCATCTGTAGCCATTGCATTTTGTGCCGCAGTCCATGCCACCTGGTTATCAAACTCAGCGATTTTTGCCGATATTTCTTCCTCACTCACACCACGGGAGCGGTTAAACTCAATAATGTTATGGCGGCCAAGAGCCATAAAACTGATAAATGCCTGCGGATTATTGAAATTATCAGAGGCGCTTTTCGCATACCCAGCGACAGCACCGTTATTTCTGCTCGTTTCAAACGACTGAATTTCTTTCAGTTCATAGGATTTCGCCTGATTCGCATACTGGCGCTTCACAACATTGAACTGTTTAACAACATCTTCGCGCGATCCCTCTGGCAGTTGCATGAAAAGCTCCTGCCCTTTAGCGCTAATGCTCGCCATTATTTCATCTGACTGACCAACGGCATTTTTACCCTGCTTGGTATACAGCCCAGTGTTTGGATTGTTAAATAAATCATCTGCATATTCCTGCACCTGCAGGAGTGCATCCTGTGACAGTGCTACATTGGCACGCTGCTTTGCCTCTGCAAAAGCATTGATATACTGATCACCGGCCTGTGCCAGCCCGGCACCGAAGTGTTCAGGTGATGACTGTGCGCTGAATCCGTTTGACGGTAGCGGGCTGCTGCTGACCTGTCTTTCGTTATAAGTTGGTACTGTCGGCATAGCGCCCTCCGTTAAAAGAATCGTCCGTAATTGCCGGTCTGTCTGGTCACATCAAACAGGTTTGAGCCGGTGCCTGATGCGGCCTTAGTTGCATCGGATCCAAAGAGACTGCCGGTACCGCCTGCCACTTTGTACGCACCCCACGCATTCAGCGGCGTGGTCAGTATCGTACCGATTGCACCAATATTGCCCTGACGGCGCGACATCTTCGCATTGAGCCGGTCATTGGCCGCCTGCAACTTATAGCCGTATGCTTCGCGGGAGGCGTTATTCATCACGGTGAGCGCATCGAGTTCACCCATGGCCGCAGTGTCGCCGAAGATATCCAGCGCACCGCCGGCACCGAGATCAACACCATTGGCCGACATGGTGGCCGCCTGAGTTCCTGCCAGTTGCCGAGCGCGGGAACGCTGCTTTGCTGCCTCGGCATTACCCCGGTTAATGGAATCATCCGCTGCCGCTTCATTAAGTTTGGCATTCTGGTTTGCGACATCGGCGTTAAATTTACCGGACTGATACTGACTGTATGCCTGCATAGCTCCGGTGCCGATTGCGGCCGCCGCCAGCATGGTTGGTTCGCACATTATTTCGCCCTCATGGTGAAGTGATGGAAAGGCAGTTTCATTAAGCCTATCGGTTCCGCCGGTTCCAGCCGGAAACCCAGCCAGTGAAGCCAAGCTTTTGCAATGTGGTTGCGCGCATCCACATAGTTTTCCAGCACCGGATAGACCGACAACATGGCTTTCAGTACCGGTTTACAGCGGCGCAGGAATATCTTCTGGTGCGTTTCAAGGTGAGATGAACTCACCAGCCACGGGATCCCCACACCGCTCAGGATAGACCCCGGAGCCACACCGAATATTGTAACGACCTGACCGTCAATCAGACCAGACCACGCCTTTGTCGAACAGGTAACGCCACGGGTAAGAACCTGCTCTGCCGTCTGGCCGGATAATGCCGCAAACTCATCGTGATCAGCCTGGCGGACATAAGGCAGAAGCAGCTGTATATGCTCAGCAGTTGCCGGGATAATCTGTACGTGTGCCATCGGTTAAAACCCCCCGACATCAAGACGCGGGATAACCGCGAGGATGGACAGCGGCAGCGGATCTTCCTGCCGGATAAAGACACGCCCGTTTTTGCTCCAGTTGGAATCCAGATTGATTTCCACAATGCCGGTCGCATCATCAACAGGGTTGTCGTAATACTCAAACTCACGCTGAGGGTATTCATACAGGTGGTCTTTGTCGGTACCGGCCCACACGCCACGGCTGGAATTAACGATAAGACTGGCGACTTTTACCAGTTTCTTTTTATCCAGCAGCGTTTCCTGCCCGTTAATGTGGATGTCCAGCGTTTCCAGTTCGCTGGTAACCGGCAGACCGATATGCACTACTACTGACGGCGTGTCGATTTCCACCCGTTCACCGGAGACAACAACCGACGGCGCTACATTGGCATCTGCCAGCACATTCACCGTTTTTCCTTCCAGGTGCCCGATACCGGTAAAGAATTTACGGGCAAAGCCCCACGCCTCTGTCATCGTGCTGCGTAACGCTGGTGGCACATTACGGTTAGGTGACACCGTAACCTCTTTGCTATTAATGACTTCGACAATGCGGCATTTCAGTATTTTGTTCTCATCATCCTCAGTGTAATCAATGTGGATCTCGTTACCGATATCGCTCTCTTTGAACACGTTGTCAGCCAGCACAGACAGGCGGTATTCTTCCTGATACGACCAGTCACCATCACCGCCGGTAATAACGACTGTTTTATCCGGATCTGTATTACGACCGTCATAACTCAGGCCAGAGTCCACAAAGAACGCATCCTCCGTCTTAGTAAATAACCGGCTTGCCAGACGTTCGACATAACGAACCGTCTTTTTACCGGTCTTGCGCTTCACCACGAAGTACACCGCATCTTCAGTGTCCTCGCTGATGGTACAGACAGATTCAAATTCACCATCAGTATGTTGCGGCGCCCAGGCGAAAACCTGCTGTTCACGCAGATAAGTTAACGCCAGCAGTTCGCCGTCATCCCGGATACACCAGGCAACGGAATAAGGAACGGTCGAGAAAGCCCAGTCAACAATCTGGTGCTTCTGGAACAGGTGGTTGGCGAGAATGGTTAAGTCTGTGCCCTGGTACCCGTCCACATCGAATGAATACGCCAGATCACGGACAGCGCTGCCTTTTTCCTGCACGTACAGCGCAATGTTCGCCACGGCAATCGGCGGCAGATTACTTGATCCGTTGGCACCCTGTGAAGACATAGCGAAACTGGCCGGGGTGAGTACCTTATTCTGATCACCGGTAACCTGATATTCTCCGCCTGAGGTCAGCGCCACCAGCGAGCCGACATCAATCAGGTGACGGATTTCATTCACCTGCCGCCCGGCATAGGTGTAGATAATGCGGTCGTCATCCTGAATCGGGTTACTGCGTCCGAAGTCTTTATAATCGCCGCTGCGGCTGGCCCATATTGTTTGTGGTTGAGAACGGGATCCGGCAAAGAACAGGCGCTGCTGGTAATAGGTCACGGTACTCGGATAACCCAGCTCTTTATTCCATGCTGCCCGCGCCCATTTGTGGCTGGCATTGGCCGCTGTGACAGCGTTGGAAGGCAGATAAGAAATGACTTTCCCGGTAGCAGATTTACCGTCACTGCCGACAGATTCAATTTTGATGATACCGAACCCACTGTGCAGGTATTCCCACTGGATACCATTATCACCGCCCCATCCGTCCCAACTCATGCCCTCGGTGTGAGACGGGCGAAGCGTACCGGTTTTACCGGCGGTATTGGCACGGTAATAGTGACTACCGGCGCGACGCTGATCGTTCACTGCAGTTTCTTTATCTGTCTCCCACACCGGCACTTCATCAACAGCACGCTGTTCCAGGTAAAACTGTTTCCCCACCTGCTCGCTGCCGAAGATATTGTGTGTCGCCGTCAGTGTCACTGTGCCGGTACTGGCGCTGGCATACACCTTGATCGCTTTGTCGGTGTTAATGTCCTCAAACGGGCCGTTCTTTGTCTCCACTTCCGCCAGCCGCCAGTCATCGTGATCGTAACGCTGTAGTTCCATCGGCGGGTGATCGGTGTGAACGATGGTCATTACGTCAGCAGACTGCGTGAATTTCAGCTTAAACAGTTCAGACTCTGTATAGGGGGTCGCCAGTTCAAACACTTCACCTTTGTGCTCACCATCGGCATACAGTACCTGTCCGCCGTCTTTGAACACACGGATATACCGATCGCCGAACTCCAGCGCATAGGTCTGCACCGTGCTGAACTGAAACGGGATCAGGCGGCATTTTTTGTCACCGTATTTAGCCGCTGCAATGAAACGGGTGCCGGGACGATTTTCTGCTCCACCGTACTGCCGGACAATGAAATTACGGCACTTGCGCAATGCCGTGGCGTACTTCGCCATGTCGACGCGCCCGTATAAGCTCGGGGCGATTTCACCGCCTGAGAATGACGGCTGAATAATACTGTAGGCCATTACGATAACCTCGCTGCGGTAAACTCATCCATGTAATCTACCGGCTCTGACGACTCCCCCAGGGAGTGAGCAGCCGCACCGGCGATCGTCATCTGGTAAAGTTGCAGAGCCTCATTACCGATACCGGCATTTGATGCCAGAGGTCGCGCCAGTTCAGCAGCCAGACGCCACGCCAGCGCATCTTTAAACAGCGCGTCATACATATTGACGTCTGTCACCCGGGCGGTGTATTGCAGCCACGCCTCCGGCCGATCGGTATAAATAAGTTTCCCGGTACCTTCTTCATCAGCGCCGACCTGAAAATGAATCGCGGTATCAGGGCGGTGATACTTTTCTCCGGGACGGATAATCGCAATCGCCTTCATGCAGTCCGTAGGGTAACGGTAGGCATATTTCCATTCAGGCGGCGGACTATTAGTATCAGCCAGCGCCACGCGCTTAACAGCAAAGTTCCAAGGGAAGTCTGACAGCACCGCATCACGGCACTGCTCATAGTGCAGGCTGCACTGATTGGCTTCTTTACTGGCCTCAGTCATACTGTTGATGGAACGGCTGTTACCGATGCGGCTGAGCGCGATATTGCAGATTTCGATTTCTGAGGCCACTGTGGTTTTTCCCCGTATCTGTACAGAAAAAGAAAAAGGGGCTTTCGCCCCCTTTTGAATCGGGGGTTAAACCCCAAGCTCTTTACGTTTCGCGTCGATATCCGCGCGGAGTTTTTCGGCACCGGCATTGTGATGTGGCTTCTTACCAAACAACTGCTGGTACTGATCCTGCAATGCGATCAGTTCATTATCAGCGCCGCCATCGCCGCCGGAGGATCCGGTACCACCTTCACCGCCGCCGCCATCACCACTGTGATTATCGTTACCGGTATTGGTACCTTCATCCGCCGCTACACGCTCACCGGTTTCAATCACCTGCAGGTTGCTTCCCGACTCGCCATCGAACTCAATTTCCTCACCGGGATAAAGCAGGCGGCCATTGATAAAGGATTTCTTCAACACTTTATATCGTGACATGTCACACCTTAATTACTGACAGCTTCATAGACCGGATGAGCATCCACATTCAGGATAATGCCTGATGTGAACTTACCCGCCGTTAACGGGCCATCACCCACGATGTACTGGAGACGCAGGAATTTAAGACTGCCCTGCGGCACTTTGGCCACAATGCGCTTACCGGCATTCAGTGATGCAATCGGCATAGCCTCAGACAGAAAAATAGCCTTAGCATCAGAGAATGCTTTATCAGACGCGGTTTCCAGTTTGATCTGCACCGTGGCATCACCGGCGGCTTTGGCCTGCTCTGTCACCTGTGCGAACAGTTCCAGCGGCTCACCGATACCGATATCACGGAAATCATTACGCAGCGGGCCGAGGTCGATAATGTCGGTACCGGCAGCTGATACAGTAACCGCCTGATCGACGGAGAACATCGTTTCTTTATCTAAAATCATTGTGTTACCCCTGTTAAAAGGTTGCCGGAGGCTGATGCCGTCCGGCATACGCGGTTACTTAACCTGACTTTCGGTAGTCAGAATGGAATCGACGCGGCGCACCGGGATCTCATCGAACGACACGACTTTTTTCCCTGCCACTTCCTGCATGGAAATATTGACGTTCTTGGAATTTTTAATCTGGCGGCGCATCCAGCTGCGGATAGCCTGGTTGCAGTAGATTGCCGGACGACCCATAGCGAGGTTAGGGATCTTCTCAATCGCCTGAATCAGCAGATCAACCAGGTCGAGCGTGTCCGCCGCTTCCGGGTCTTTCTTCAGCTTACTCATATCGATGTTGGCGATACGCACCACATAACGCCAGTCACGGACGGTCAGGCCGTTTTTCCACTGGAAGTGGGTACGGTAACCTTCATAGCGGCCGCCGTTCTCATCTTCCAGCGTCACCTGTCCTTTGTGCTCCTGCTGTAAGCCAGCTTTAGAGCCTTTCGGGAACAGGCCGTGGACGGTGTTTTCACCCCATACCACCAACCAGATAGAGGTCAGGTTACTGCCGGTACCTCCAGCGTCGATGATGTTAGCGCCGCTCTTGGCGCCCAAATCATTAAAACGGGCAGCCAGTCCGGTGAAGCGCTGCGGGTGTACCGTGGTATCACCGTAGATCAGTGTTTCAGCCATCTCCTGGTTCATGGACTCCAGAAACGCCAGGGATTCAGAAAGCAGGAATTCTGTTTTGTTACCGTTAAGATCAGCCAGGTCTTTATCCACTTCGGAATAGGTTTCCAGCATACCGACTGTGTCGGTGACCTGTGCCGTGGTTGATTTGCTCGGCTGAACACCGTAGTTCAGTAAGCGCCATGTGGCTGACGGCAAACCGGTACGCACCGTAGTGCGGTGGCCGGTCGGCAGGTTACCTTCAACGAACAGCATATCGTCGAGGATCTCGTTGGTCTGATTCAGCAGTTCGACAATTTTCGCCTGTTTGCTGTCAGGGCCTTGTCGTTTAGCCCAGTCAAGTAGCGTAAGTGCTGGCATGGTTTCCCCTTAATTATCCGAATAACACATCAGCGGCACTCTTCGTGCCGCCGCTATTGCCAGTGACAAGACCGTCCTCTGACATGGCTTTGCCGATATTGGCAAAAATACGCACCAGCTCCGGGTGATTTCCGAGGCCGGTTTCGTTCAAATACTGTTTCAGCTCTGGTGAGCCGAACTTATCCATGGCTTTCTGCGCTGCGCCAATGGAAGCATCGGTACCGAGGTCTTTATCTGCCTTAACCTGCTCAGCCCACTGTTCGATCTGCTGCTGCCACTGTGCCGCCTGCTGCTCAACCAGCTTCGGCATAATCTTGCTGCCGTACACATCCACCAGCTTTTGCGCCTGCTCGTTGCTCAGGTTCAGTTCTTTGGCGATCGGCTCAAAGGCTTTTACCGCTTCAGCATCCAGTTCCTGACCTTCTGCGGGTTTGAATTCATACTTTTCCGGGGCCGCTACAGCGGGTTTACCGGTATCGGCTTTCTGGTCTTTGGCCGGCTGTTCAGCACCTTTATCCTGCTCATTACCTGCAGGAGTACCGCCGTTATTCGCTGGTGGTGTTTCTGTGCCAGCCGGTGCACCTGCTGTTCCCGGAGCCGCTCCGCCATTATCACCACCCTCCGCGCTCTGCTCTTCACACAAGCGACGCATCATTAAGCGCTGCCATAAGTTCATGATTGTTTCTCCTGTTGTTTCGCGGCTTCATCAGCCATCAGTGCATAGAGTTCAGGGCAGACACGATGAAGCCCTTCAAACATCTGTAAACCAAAGTTCCGGCAGCCCTCTTTAAAGGCTGTCAGATACGGATCTGCTGAGAAAGATGAGCCAAACACATTGCTTTCACCCAGTAACCGCCACATAAACCGGCGGCCTTCCTCTGTTGCCATCATCGCCTTCAGGTCATCATCAGCGCGTTTTTGCTGATCACGCTGCGCGATATCGTGCGCGGCCTGTTCCTGCGGAGTGAGCAGATAGGTTTCCTGTGCGTCTGTCACTGACCACCTCCGGCCAGCGCAGCCAATGCACTGTTATCATCCATCGGCGTATTACCCAATGCCTGAGCGCCACCGACAGCAGCCTGTGCCATCTGCATCTGTTGTGCCATGGCCTGCTGCTGAGCGCGGTTTTCACGGATCTTCGCCACCTGTTCATTGGTTGCCACCACGGACGGCGGAACCCCGATTGATGCGGCGTAGGCGTCGATAGTTTCGTCCACGTTGATTTTGTCCAGGGCATCCGGTTTGAACTGACCTATGCCGCTGGTGAAACCAATGAAACGTTCAATGCTGCTGACGCCGATCGCTTTTTGCGCCTGCGCCATCACAGAGATGTATTCGACTTTCAGCTGCATGCCCTGCATCTCATCCGGCGGTACCGGCAGCAGGTTGTTCTCAGCCATTACGCTGAACGTGCGGTTAATCAGCTTATCCAGCAGCTCGGAATCCAGACGCTGTAATACCGGCCCCAGCATCAGCAGTTTTTCTTCCCGCATTTCTGCCACGGCCTCAACCGGCATTGAACGGGTATTCACGGTCTGCATCATGCGGAACAGGTCAACGAAATAGGCGTGGTCAATAATCTGGCGGGTGTCCTGGATATCTTCCAGCAGGCCGTTGGTACCGTTGGCCGGTATCTGGAACAGCGGTTTGATCTGGTTGTTCACGTCCGCCATCGGCAGATAGTTAATCCCGCCGGGGATAGTCGAAATTCGCTGGCTTTTGATAGAGGCCGGAGCCTGTAACGGTGGGTTGGTGATTTTGTCGATCATTTGCGCTTTGCGGCGCTGCAGAAGTTGCAGGGCTTTCACACTACCGAGTGCCACCATGCCGGGACAGGATGAACCGTAAACGTCCTCGCCGTTCACTTCCCAGCGTGGGGCCATGATCGGGAATTCGTCGTAACCGGATTCACGCAACAGCTTGTCGTCAGTGCTGTTGGCCTCGTAATAAACGGATTTGTACGCCTTGTGTTTCGCTTCGAGTTTGCCTGTCTGGCGATCAAGGTTCGGATAGACCGCGTGAACCACATTCACCCACTGCCCGTATTGACCGCTGTTCCACTGTGATTTCACTGTATCGCTGACAGCATCCATACCGAACTCAGTGATCACCTGACGCACTGTCATGCTGAATTCACGGACGGCAGTATCGACACTCAGATCCGCGCCGTTGGCAATGTAAAAGCTGCCGGTCGGAAACGGTACAGTACGTATCACCCGCTGCGGGTCGGCGACAACAGCCATTGCACCAGTGGCGAACGTGCCTAAATCCTCGTACATCAGCGGCAATGACTGGTAGAGGTTGGAGCGGTTAAACACTTCGTTCATCCGCTGCTCGACAGTTTCCAGCCAGAGTTTCACCGGACCGTAGTCCATCAAATCACGATCAGGTGTCGCCAGACGGAACCACGGACGCGCCGGACTGGTAATGCCGGACATCATACCGCTGGATAAGGTACGCGCCGCCATGACGGCAGCAGGGTCAATAATTTTACTGTTACGACGATCACCACGGTTAACTTCCGAGGCGGTAAACCGAGTACTGCGCGGACGGGTGAAATCAGACAGCTCACGCCAGTGCGGCTCAAAAGAGAGGCGCTCGGCTTTCAGCTGAGAGAGTTGCTTATTTAACTGCTGTTTCAGGCTATCTGACATTATCCGCCCCTGTGATTACTGGCCTAACAGCGTTTTACCGCTGATGGAGGCGGCACCGGTGGCCCCCTGAGAACCGGTCAGCATGGTTGATTTACGGCCTGATGCTGCACGACGGCGACGCATTTCTTCATCACGGCTGCTGGTTACAGCTTCGTCCTGCTCCTGTGGTGCTGCCTGAACCGGTGGCGGCGTACTGATTTTCGGCTTACTGAATCCACACATATACACACCTCAACAAGATAAACGTAATTACTTTATATGGATTGTATATCATGTTAATTGACATTTAAAACAAACATGACTAACATTTTGTTTATCACTCAGCCGTGATCCTTTTTACCCTCCATAACAGGTATTGCCAGCGCTACAGCTTTTGCCCTCTTCGTGAGGGCATTTTTTTAACAATAGGCAGGTGAAATTATGAACAAACCAGATATTGAAACAGAGATTCAGATGAAAGGTAAAACTGCTCCGCGAGTTACTCCGGCGCACATTGAAAGCCTGATTACCAGCGAGCACTATTTCACCGCTGCTGATGGCGTTGCCGGGTTGTATTCCGCAAAAGCACAGCGCTATCCTGATGATACATCGGTACCACCAGCGCTTAATTTACTGACATTTTGTGTTCTTGTTCTGAAAAACGGTTTTACGGTAACCGGGGAATCAGCCTGTGCCAGTCCTGAAAACTTCGATGCAGAGATCGGTCAGAAGATTGCCAGACAGAATGCCGTAAATAAAATCTGGCTGCTGGAAGGTTATCTGCTGAAACAGAAATTAAGTGAATAGTGTCGCCGTAACATGGCACACTCAACCCGCCGGTGTGCGGGTTTTTTTATGCGTAGGGATCGTAATCGTTGTCAGCCACAACTGAGCCGTGAGAAATGTTCTGTTTAAATTGCGGATCTTTTTTGGTGACCGGATAAGCAAACGTCAGCACCAGCGCATCACCTTTACCTGGGGAGCGGCCTATGCGTTTTTTAATATCGTCTTTGGCTTCCAGCAGTATTTTCCCGTCTAGGCGCACTTTGTATTCAGCAACAGATAAATCGTCAGCTGTTTCCTGATCGTCCAGCGCCCCGCCAATCTTAAGCCACGTTTTAACACTGTTATACATCTCACCGCGCTTGTTATACATCTGCGGATCAGTCGATGAACCGTTGAACTGCACCAACTGCCAATCGCGCCCCCAGTTCATGCCAACGGAATAAATCCCGGTACCGTAGCCGAAATCGATATGCACAGCATCCGCCTGGAGGCTGTCTTCAAAATCAGCAATGCGTTTCGCCATGATCACATCATCGGTGGTTTTGCTGCCAGTCCACAGGCATTTACAGTGCAGCCCCTGCCGCATGTAGATCACCGCATCATCAGCGCCGGAATAGGCCGGGTCAACGCCGATGATTACCGGCGCGTGAGCCACCTCAGCGGCGGTTACCGTCCGTTTCATGGCAGCATCGGTAAGGCCAGTAGGGATGAACTGCGTTTCAGAAGCTGACGGGAAGATACCGCGCACACGGATTTTGAAGAAGTCGCTGTCTTCCCCCATATCTTCTTCCCATTTTTTGATCTGCTCTTTGTTGGTGCCCTCCACCGTCCGGCTGTCTATCTGCTTTGTGCGCCAGCGGTGTTTAAACTTGCGGAAGCACTCGCGGAAGCGACCGGTGTTACGGGTCGGGTTACCAAACGCAATCCAGATAATTTCCGTGTTTTCATCCGTCAGCGCCCCCTCTGCTACTTCCCACACCAGATCGGCAATGTTGGATGCCTCATCGAACACCAGAATGATGCGCTTGCCCTGGTTGTGCAGACCGGCGAATGCCTCGGTGTTGTTCTCAGACCACGGCACCGCATCAGCCCGCCATGCGTTGGTGTGGTTCGGGTCGTTGGAATAGATGGCAGTTTTGGTGCAGGTGAACCAGTCGCGGGTGATGGAAAGGCGCTGCCACTTGGCAATCTCCGGCCATGTTTTGGTTCGTAACTGGTTCTCGGTGTTGGCGGTGACCACGACTTTGCAATCTTCGCAGGTATCCATACCCCACTTAATCACCATGGAAATAAATGCTGATTTACCGATACCGTGCCCGGATGCACGAGCCAGCAGCAGCGGCTGATGCCTGGTGTCCGGATTACGCAGGTGCTGGCCGATTTCACCCAGCGCCTCTGCCTGCCACTGACGCGGACCGCCGGCCGTTTCCAGTTCGGTGCCCGCCTCGCCCCACGGAAATGCGTAAAGCGCATAACTGAGCGGGTCATGCGTGAACATGGCGATATCGTCAATCAGTTGTTCTTCCGGTGACACAGTGGCGGCATCTGTCATTACTCAATGCCCTCTGCTGCCCGCTTACGTGCCGCTGCCAGTTTATCCGCCAGCGAGATATTGACGTCTACCTGAACGCGCTCACGGAAGGCGTTGATATCGACGTGCTTACCGATCAGCTCCAGCACCTTGAGTTTATCCAGGAGCTTCACTTTTTTCAGTCGGGTGTCACCGTCGATGTCGATGATATCGAATGCGGCTACCGACTTACGCCAGACCGGCGACCATTCACTGATGGGCTTGATATCGCCCTTCTCGTCGAGTATGTCCGCGATATCTGCGTCCAGCATATCCACCAGCCGCTTGAGAACGGTGTCAGCGCTCATCTTGGTGCGCTTGTTCCGTTGCTGCATAAGCTGGGCGATACGTTCCTGAATGCGGGGATCTGCCATCAGTACCGATGCACGCTTACAGGCACTACCGGGAGCGTACCCAGCAGCAATGGCGGCGTCAGTCTGGTTATCAGGCGCTTTGAGATACTCCTGACAGAAACGCTCCATCTGAGCGTTCAGCGGTGTAGGCTTTCGTGCTGGTGGTTTGCGTGGTCTTTTGATAGTCATAATGATTACCTCTTTGTTTATTATGACCACACAAAAGATAAACTTCAAATCAAAACGTATTGCTTTTAGATGGAGCACATAGATTTAATTTTATTCATTATTTCGCCTAACTCTTTAAACGAATTATATTCTTGCATAATAAAATTTGTAGCATTTTTATTATTCTTTAAAAGTAAATAAATACAATCCAGCATTTCATTGCAATAAATTAATTTATTTTTTAATGATAATATTTCTAGAAATAGCTCTGTATCCAACGTTGCAATTTCACTAAGAAGTGAATCTGTATATTTAAGATGAAATTTAAAAGGAATGATTCCGTCCTTTTTACCATCATGATTAAATTCAATATGTGTCTTACCAAATGTATTAGCTACACTTACAGATTTTCCACTCTTAATAATATTAAACAACTTTATACCTTGCTCATACCATTGGATATTATCATAAATTTCCTTAGCTATAAGATTCTTATATCCAGTTATTATTTTTTTTCTTCTTTCTTCTTCGTCCCGTTTCTGTTTTTCATAAATTTCAATCGATGTGTCAATTGACCTTTTAGCCGCCCTTGTCGATTGCCAAGTCAAAGCCAATGAACCAATACCAACTACCAGAGCCGTTCCTGCTATCCAATCAAAAGCCATACATACCCCATCAGTGTTATTTTTTCCTCATTCTACCTTCAATTTCATCTCATGCCACCCTCTGGTGTTCCAGCATTCGGCATCACCGGACAGACAGCACTCAGCGACCGGCAATACCTCCCCACACTTACCACAGCAGCGCTGTAACAACTCAGCAATATCACGCTTAAGCCGTGCATCATCGTTACGTATCAGCATCTGAATATACTCGGCCTCGTCGTATGGCTCACGACCGGGGCGGCGCAGTGCGCAGTTGCGTTTGATCATCTCATGTTCTTCGGCCTCAATCTGCCACTGCGGGATTACCATGCCAGCGCCACGCTGCGTTTACGCTGTGCTGCTTTGCGTTCGGCGGGGGATTTAGCCATTGTTCCGCTCCTCATCAATCACCTTTTGGCATATAGCCTGCGCCCTGTCGCCAGCTATCAACTCACGTGTTTTTGCATACAGAGCAAAGCGGCCAGGAAAAAATTCAGCTCCGTACCACACGCTGGCCGCGAACACCCGGCTGGCGACAAAGGCGATGTATTGTGTTTCTGTCATTTCAGCAGTTCCTCCGGCACACTAACTTCCTGCCCTATCTTCACAGCCACGACAGCGCGGCAAATTGCTATACATGGTGTATCACCATCTTCATAGCCATCCTGCACGTAATTACAGGAAGCTGACCAGACCATGCGTCCGCCCCATTGCTCATCCGGGATCAGCTCGTTTGCAAGCTCAATAGAGTATTTCTCAACGAGCTCACCACAGATAACCCACGACCTTGACGGCACGTAAACGCATTTATTGGCATCAACGATGTACTCAGAGCCTATTTTAACCTGCATACCAATTGCCTGCGCCACAGCCCAATCCAGCGCCCGGCCTGAAAGCTCACTTGTTTTTACGGTTTTCATTGGTAGCTCCTAAAATTGCTTTCCGTGCGCCTTGGCTCTGTTTTCACGCTTGTGGTCAGCGCGGTTTTTGTTGTATTCGAGTTTTTCAAGCACGATTACTTCGGGGGAATAGTTCGGATAGAATTGTTCGATTGTTAACAAACATAATCGCATAGCCATACAGATAAAATATGCTCTCTCTTCTTTACGAGAATATGCTGCTGATAACTTGGCGTGAATGGTTGCTAACGCTTCCTGAATATCCATTTCGACCTCAGGTAATTCACATAAGCGATGCAACTCAATGCCATCAAATTTATATTCAGCGGATGAAAGTTTTTTGTAACCCAACCAGTCAAGGCAGCGAATTACACAATCAGCCAATTCAACCAAAGCCATTTCGTATTGAGGCAAATGATTGTCCATCAACCCTTTTCGTAAGCCTTCCAGGGCTTCACTTATCTCAGAGTGCATTAAGTTAATTAAAGCGGCGTCACTTCTGTAAGAATCCCACCAACCGGCATCTACGTTTTGCTGATGAATCTGCTGCTGAAGTTGCTTAATTTCCATAATCAAAACTCCTTGCGTCTTGGGTTATGCCGCACTTGCGGTTAATTATTTAATTAATATCGCCGTGACATGTCACGATTGTTTAAGTTTTTACGCAGCCTGAAATCAGAACATCGATACCTGCTTACCACCTGATTTACCTTTGCGCTTACTGGTTTTGCCCGGCGTCTGGCCGTACTTCTCAGCCCACAGCTTTGCTATGCGGAAACAGTCATCAAACATCCCGCCACGGCGTGTTGCCTGCGAACACCGGCGGTAATAGTCAATTGCCTCATCAGCGGCAAAGTCCAATGCCCCCCCTGAAACCCCCACTCTTTCAGCTTGGAAATGACATTTTTTCTAATGAAATCATCAGGACTCATAATTTCTTACCCTATTCATTTATCAATTAACAATTTCAATCACTTATTTACCTGATGGTAATAAGTTCATGAATTGTCGATTTTTCCGGTAACCTTACCGTTATCTTCCCGGACTCACCCCAAAGCTTTGATGCCCTGCCGTCCCATACTCGACAATCCTCACCAAATACCGCATCTAACAACGCCTTTTCAAAGTTATCCTTATCCGGTCTCTGCTGGTGCGGCTGCCCATTCATAGCGGCTCGTTTTTTCTTACTCCACGATTTAGGCATGGGTACAGTAAAAATGACGTGATAACCGCACTCAGGAAGCGTTAATCCGCGTAATCTGACTTCATCTTTAAACGCCCAGTAGCGTGCTGTTTCAGGGCGCTTTTTCCATTTATCGCTTTTGGTCATGCGCGGCTTTGGTACCGGCGTGATATCGAACTCGTTAACCTGCATTGTTCCTGGCCTTTTTCAGTAGTGAATCAAACAGTTTCTGCATCCGTGCCGGTTCGCCATACTGCTCAATCGGCTGGCGCACTCTCGGCTTCCGCTCTGTCACCCGTGGTTTCGCCGCTGTTTCCTCGCTGCGCTCATGGCTGCGCCTGAGAGCTTTAGCGATATTCTCGCGCCTGGTCTGCGCCTGATTTTCAAGCCCTTCCCGGTGGTCATACCGAAGCCAGTGGACGAAGTTGTATGAGTTTCTTTTGCGCCCTATCACATTCCAGCGATACAGCTGGTCGAGCGCATACCGCACCGCAGATATTCCGACCTTCCGTTTGTGGTCATTCCTGATGGCGACCACCAGCTGCATAGCAGTGAGATCCGGCTTATCCGCAAGAACCCGCACGATGTAGTCCTGAACCCGCATATAGCCCCCATGGTAATTACCTTACAGGTAAATATAACCATATTGTTTATCTTTTCAAGAATAAAAATACCAATATGCCACATGCGGTTAAAACGCTCTGTATCGAATTCTGAGAGACTTTTAAAACCACATAATGAAAACGTACTGACCACATAGTTAAAACCTCTCTGCGTTGCGCTGGCTTACGATTTTGATTATTCATGCACTCAGGCAGATCGTTGTTTCTTTCTTTCGAGCATTTCCATCCACGCCGGAGGCGGACGGGTTTTATCTTCCACGCGAAGAACCGGACGGGGTATCGGCTCACCTTTGGCTACACGGTCAGCCCACTGCCGGATCATCTTCGCCAGGCGCTTTTCAACCTCAGACTCAGTCAGCCGCAGGTCATGCACCCTGTTTCTAAGGTCAGTGAAGATCCAGTACTGCACCGGGTGCCGGAACGGATACATCTCAGCACTGCTGTAATAACCCCGCTTCGCCATGTATTTATTAAAATCACGCAGCATGTCATCAAACGGGATCCCGAATGCGTTTGAGTCCACCAGCTTATCCGACAGCATCACAATCACGTCAGACAATTCAGGCGGCCACGGATTGCCATTCATGCAGCGATCGAGGCAAAACGTGAATATCATCTCAAACTGGTCGTCACTCAATCCGGCGGTTGCTCGCTTCCACATCGATGACGGTTCCTCGTTGTTCTTCCTGGTCCATTTGTCCCCGTACAGCTCGATCATTTTCCACCAGAGCTGCAACAGCCTCTGGTCCGTGGTTGTCGTGGACGCTTTGCAGGAATTTCTGCATGGCTCTGGATTTTCCGGCAAACGGACTGCCGGTCTGATTGTGTTTATTTGTCCCATTGTTTCCCCCGTTGGTTTTCATGCGTTGCTGATGAATGCTCCTGGCGAACGCCATTTCCCACTGTGCGTGGTGTTTGGCTTTTCCTTCCGCCTGCCAGTACGTGACAAACTCGGCCAATTCCTCAGGCCGGTACGGCTCATTCAGTATCACGCCCCACTGTGCCGCTTTACGGCTGAAATCCGGATCCGGCTGCCAGTGACCGGTCATCACGAACTTACCCGGATAATCTGACCAGTTCCCTGCCGGTGGACCTTCCGCCTCAGGAACAGAAATGAAATTTTTTTCGCGCGCGCCTGAGAGAGTTGTTTTATGTTCTTGTTCCTGATCTTGTTCTTGGCTTCCGAGGGACTCCGAAGCCCCTTCGAAGCCCCTTTCTTTTTTCTCTGATGGTTTCCTCTCAGACGACATATGAAAGCAATCTTTATATTTCTGATAAAACATTGATAAAAATTGATTTTTAGGCTGACTGTCATACTCTCTTTGTATGCCAATACAGCGGTTATCCGATGCTTTAAGCGCCGGTGCGATCTGGTACTTTGCCATTTCAATCACCCAGACCACTTCGGCATCCTCATCGTAGTGGCAAAACCCCGCTTCGATGCACCTTCGAAGCCCCTTCGAAGCCCCTTCCAAACCCAGCCCGGTTTCATGCGCCATGTAAATAACTGGGAGGTAATACATGCCTGTCATATTGGCATGGGGATTTGTAAGCAAATACATAGAAACAATAAGAGCTTCGTGACCTTTTTCCCTGATCTCTTTACCGGTCTTCCCTATCCAGAATTGTGGTGAAACTTTCCCGTAGTCACGCATAAAAGCACCACTCACTTAGCACTGTTGATTAACTGCTTTAATACAGAGCGATAGGATGTCGAGTTTTCAAAATTGCAGGTAACGCATACCCCGTTACAAACGTAGCGCTCTGCAACATGGCCGTTTTTACATTTCCTGCCCGTGAAAAACTTACTAAGCCCTTTTGATGCCGCTTCTTTCCTGCTGATAATTTCCATCATTACCCCGCTGAATTGTGTGTATGTGTAAATGCTAGTCATATTTTAAAAATAGATCAACCTTAAATGCATAATTGTTTATTGCATATAACCAGAAAGTAAAAAGGCCGCACAAGGCGGCCTCATATATTCATCACTCGAAGAACCGTATCAGCTCTTCCATTGTCACTGCTGCACCATGCTCAGTACATGCCTGGTGTAATCGCCTGATAGTTTTCAGTCCCGGCTGTCTGCGGGCGTATCTCAGGTGTGTCCTGATATAACCGACAGTTACTCCGGCTTTCTCTGCGAACGCAACACGATCTTCTTTGTTAAGACCATTCCAGAATGCATGAAAATTGAAATCTTCCATATTTTTCCTGTTCTATCGTTAAACATTCTGAGAATAATAACCAACATGGTCATTTACCAACAAGGTCATGATTCTGTTTAATGACGGAATCAGATAAACATTTACGAATACATTTTAATCAGGCAACCCATATGAAAAACATCAATGAGATAAGGAGAGATAACCTCATCTTCATTCTGGAGAAGTATTACGACGGCAGACAGAAAGCGCTGGCCGATGCGCTGGGGTTCGCCCCGAACATCATTTCCCGCTACCTTTCCTCATCCGATTTGAAGAGCCACCGTAATATCAGTGACGCGGTTGCCAGGAAGATAGAGCATGTCACGCGGGTACAAAAATACTGGATGGATACCGACCATTACAACCGGCCGGCAGAAAGCACCGACGATATCTATTCACCGACCGAGATCGGCGCAATACTGGCAGATAACATCAGTACCTTTATGCTGACAGACGGCGTGAAGTCACAGACTCAACTGTCTGTTAAAAGCGGGCTGGGACAGTCAACGATTAACCGTATCGTGAAGAATGAAACCAGTGCCACCGTGGACAGCGTGGACTCCATTGCCAAGGCGCTGGGCCGTAAAGCCTACGAACTACTGATCCCGTCCAACGATACCGACGTCATTAAGTATGACCAGAAACGGTATGCTGCACTGTCACCGGCAGAGAAAGAACAGATCCAGGACTTTATCGAGTTCATCATAAAGAAAAACCGGTAATAAACTCAGACAGATGCGAAATCGGCCAGCCTCGAGCTGGCTTTTTTTCGTCGTGATAATGATCAATTTGTTTATCTTTTATTGTTTTTTATTGTTGACAACGTTCAGTTACGGGTTATTATTCATATCAAGTTGACCACATTGGTCATGCTCTTTAACAATCGATACTGCAACACAACCCCTAATTCTGATGCAGCAGAATGTCCTCGCTAACCCGTAGAACCGGAACGCGGGATCGGAACGTGAAAAATTACATGAACTGGCGATAACCGCCGGTTTTGCTATACGCCAAAACATAAACAAATGGTTTATTTAAATGGTGAATAACATGACATTTTTTATTCTCAACGGCCTGCACGTTTTTATCGTGTGTGGCAAGCAACAGCAGTTCAAATCATTCCGTACCGGCATTAAGTGGGCTTTCACCACAAAAACCGCCGCACGGACAGATCAACTTATAGGTGAGCACAATGGCAACAACCAATAAAGAACGTATGGATGCTAATTTAGCCGCGGCGATAATGCTGGCCAGCGGCGAGGCATGTATTGATATAGCGAAAGCAACGACAGACCTGATTGCCCGTATCAACGGAGATAAATCTAACCCAGCGCTGGAGAAATACGACAACATTATTTTCCGTGTCGGCCTCGCGGCCACATCATCAACCTGCTTACAGTCACTGCCGGATGAGCAATGCATTGAAGCGCTGGCACACGTCATCAGAAATATGGATAAGTACCCGGCCACCAGCGACAAAAAGCAGTATTTTGAATCGCTGTGCGGGGCCGCTGATCATTCTGCCGCAAAAAATGATAAACAACCCGTTTATCAAAACGATGAGGTGATGACCGATAATGACTGTCAGGCAGCCACTGAGCCGCCACATTTTGAACCGGGCCGCTATCCTGATATCCCTAACGAAACGTATCACACATCGAACGGCATCAGCAGCACCATGCTGAAAGATGCACGGATCAGCCTGATGTATTACCAGCGCCGCCACATCACGAAAGTGATTCAGCATGAACGCTCTGAGGCGTTGGATTTCGGTAGCCTGTTTCATACTCTGGTACTGGAACCGGAAAAGCTGGACGCAGAATTCAGCCTGCCGCCGGTTATCCCGGCTGACGCGCTGACCAATACCGAATCCATGAAGAAATGGATTGAGAGTTATAACGCCGGTCTGGCGCCAGTGATGAGTAACGACGAGCTGAAAGCAGAAATTGAGGCACATAACGCCACGCTTCCGCAGCCGTTATCTCTGTCCGGTAACGCTGAAGAAATCGGTTCTCTCTATGTTTCGCTACCTGATGCTTTCCGCACCATTCCGGAACATGAAAAGCGCACCGCAGCAGCAATGAAAGCCTGCATCAAAATGTTCAATAACACCCTGCCGGTACCGCTGAAAACATCCGGCGGACGTATCGATATGATTCGGGAGCTGGAAGCGATAAACCCTGAGCTGGCGGAAGCAGAACGCAGTAAGCCGGACCCACTGATCACCTCGGGTAAGAAAGAGGACCTTATCGCCAGAATCAAAGCCGTATCGCCGGACACTGTTTTCGCTGATGAGTTAATGCAGGCATGGCAGGCAGATGAATCACGTATCCGTATCACAGGCGATCAGTTAAAGCTCGGCAAATCCATGCAGGAAGCTGTTTACCAGCACCCTGAAATCAGACCGCTGATTAATCATCCGGGCCGGGCCGTGGAAGTCAGTTATTACGGCATTGATGAAGATACAGGTCTTGAAGTTCGCGTCCGGCCAGACCTTGAAATATCCACCACGGATAGCCGTATCGGGTTCGACCTGAAATCGGTATCACTCGGACGTTTCAAGCAGGATGCCATCGAAGCCATGATCCGCCGGGAAATACTCAACCGCGATTATCACGTCAGCGCGGCCATGTACTGCGATATTGCCGAACTCGACCAGTTCTTCTGGATCTTCGTTAACAAAGACGAAAATTACAACTGGGTCGCGGTGGTCGAAGCTTCGCCGGATTTACTGGAACTCGGCCGCCTGGAATACAAAAAGACACTTCGCGATATCCGCCAGGCTATGGACACCGATGTATGGCCGGGCCCGGTCACCACCACGCTCACTATCGGCCTGAGCGATTTCGATATGCGCCGCCTGGAATCGCTGCAAATGGACGCAGCGTAACACCCACCCTGTTTGATGCCCGGCAATGGTCGGGCTGGAGATTTTACTATGTCAGAAGTAACAACTGTTCAAACCAATACACCGCCGGCCGTTATGAATAACACCTCATTGCTGATGAATCCGGATTCAATGGATCGCCTGATGCGCTTCGCTGAGTTAATGGCATCCGGCACCGTGACGGTGCCGAAACATTTACAGGGTAAACCCTCTGATTGCCTGGCAATAACAATGCAGTCAGCCCGCTGGGGTATGGATCCTTTCGTTGTCGGTCAGAAGACCCATGTTATTAACGGAACACTCGGTTACGAAGCTCAATTGGTAAATGCTGCAATTACAAGCTCAACCGCTATTGATGGCCGGTTCCATTACCGCTACGGCGGCGAATGGGAAAAAATTGTCGGGAAAAAAGACAAAAACCGAGATGAGTCTGGCCTCTATGTTGAAGTTGGCGCTGTGCTGCGTGGTGACAGTGAAATAACCTGGGGTGAACCGGTCTATCTGGCTGATGTCCAGACGCGAAACTCACCGCTCTGGACAAATATGCCGAAGCAACAGATCGCCTATCTGGCAATAAAATACTGGTCACGCCTGTATTGCCCGGAAGTGATTATGGGCGTTTACACACCGGACGAGATTCAGGAGCGCGCCATGAAAGACGTCACCCCGCCGAAAGAGCGCGTAACACTCAGCGAATTATCCCACCAGCAGGCAGAGCCACAGCAGCCGGAGCTGGTAAAAGAAATCACCGGTGAACTGGTTGAAGAATTCGACGCTGAGGCAATCCGCCGCGCTATCGATACCGCCGAAACACTGGACGAAGTGAAGGATATCCGCAGCCTGATTGATCAAGGCAAAAAGGCAATGGGTATCACCCTGTTTACTGAACTGAAAAATAAAGCAGTTCAGGCATATCACGTTATTGATTCACGCAACCTGCTGGAAGCGGAGATCAATTCACTACCGGAACCAGGCACACCGGAAGCCGCAGAAGCATTTCAGAAAGTGGAACAGCTGCTGAATGCCCGTAAAACGAAGCTCGGCGCTGAACTGTATGAGCAATTCAGCATGACGCTGAATGATATGAAGCCTGAGTATCAGTAATACGTTAAAGGATAACCACCAACACAAGGACGTGTGCCGATGTAAGGAAAATATGATGACAACGTGCAGAGAGTATAAGGGGATTTTGATGGATCCAAACGATAGGTTGATCAACTTCAAGATGGTGGCCTATTTAACGGGACTGTCTCGCTCAACGATTTGGAAATTAGAAAACAATGGTGATTTCCCTGAGCGAGTTACTTTATCAAAACGGTCAATTCGTTGGATTGAAAGTGAAGTTATGCAGTGGGTTAGCGTCCGTATGAGAATGCCCATTAAGCAAGATGACACCATTCACAAGGTACGAGCAAAAAAGGCGGCAAAGCATGAACAGCGCGCGCTTTGATATCGCTGACGCGATTCTGTCACTGCACGGGATCGCACTCTGGTGCGCCATCAGCGGCGTTATCTGCGTGATTGATGGTGATACCCGGCAGCTGATTGTATCCCCTTCCGATAACTCCACCGTTTCAGGATGAAGCGTAATGCAGGGATGCTGAGGAATGAATATGAAAACAATAAAAGCACAGTGGCTCGGTGTATGTGAAAAGTGTGGGCATGAGTCAGCAACAGTACAAACAGAAAAAGGCCACGATGACTGGTTTTACGATGGAGATAAAGTCACCTGTGAGCATTGCGGGCATGCCGGTGATATTGAGGCTGACGGTGAATGTGCATGGTGCATATGGGATGCGGTTGATTAACCAGATGCCACAATAGTGACGCACAAGGATGTGTTTAGTCACTGATGCGGGTACAATATGCCGTCTTTTATTAGGGGGTGTTATGTCAGCTAACAAAGAGTACCAAATTGTTGACCTAATGAGGTTAACGCTATCTATTATTTTTGGACTTGTTGTTTTATTTCTGATATTGAAATTTCTTTGGGACTCTGAAGTTGATTCAGTTACTAGATTTTCAGCATTTTTCACTGCAATATCATCGCTAGGAATTTTAGCCACTATAGGTGTTTATTTTTGGCAAAGAAAAGACAATGAAAGTCAAATAATAAAAAAATCAAATGCTATCAATATTCTTATTTCGCGAAAATGCAAACGAATTAATTGGTTATTATTTAAAACATCACGTCTTATTGAATCAATAAAAAAGGACAATGAAAGAATAAAAAAGTACACTCATAATAATGATAATTATAATTTCATTAAAATAACTGCATCAATAAAAAATCAAAAATACAAATTCTATATCACTGACTCTTATCAATATAAAGAAAATGTTGCGAGATTCAAAGAATACACCTACATAATAAATAGTGTTGATAGTAATGATTTATCAGTGCTACTTTATGAATCAGCAATTATTGATATCGATTTACATTATAGATTAATTAACTGCATATCTACTATCACTGAAATAAACCATATTTTAGAAAACCTAGAAGACTTCAACAACCTTATAAAACAAAGCATTGGAGAAAGTCTTGTGGAATATATGGCCGATACCATTACTGATGAAATAACAAATATTAGAAACATATATTTTGAATGCACAGGAAATGAACTATTGCATACAGATTGGTCTATACGATAATTAAAAAATTACAACTATAATCAAAAGTACACTTAGATTTCCCTACTTATAATGCACGGCTCTGCCGTGCCTGTTACCGATGATATTTATACGCTCGAAGAATGTAAGAGCCGCGCAGTGCAGATGATGACTGTGCGGAATGTTGAATTAGTGTGTGCTGAGGTGGTGCGTGAAAATACAAGGCAGGTTAATCAGTAGCCAGCGCTATCTTGACGATAATATCGTTATGGATAAAGCACTGCAGTTTAAGGTTTTTATTGTTGATGTCATTCCGGTCATTCTGCGTGGCAAGCAATACACCCTGTTATGTAATGGTCATCATAATTATGCTGCTGCAAAGTCAATCGGGACTGAACCACAATTCAGAACACCCAAGAAATTAGCCAAAGCATTTAACCAATACTCGCAGAGTGAAAAAGAAACCTTTGTCATTAATAACCTAACCGACAGCGATTTATATGATGTCGATACAGGTGAGGTCATACAAGAGTTACTTATGCCTGACATGAATAACGGGGTATTCCAAAACAAATTAACAAAAGGATTGCGGCTTTATCAATGAGGTTAACGTGAAAAAATATAAATTAATTCTCGCAGACCCACCCTGGCAATACAGCAACAAATCCTCCAACGGCGCAGCAGATAACCACTACAACACCACCGATTTTTATTCCCTCACCCGCTTACATATCGAAAAAATAGCCTCCGACAACTCCGTACTCTGCATGTGGTACACGGGTAACTTTGTCCGTGAGGCTTACGAACTGGCTGAGGCGTGGGGATTTAAAGTGCGCACCGGCTTCGGGTTCGTGTGGGTGAAACTGAACAAAAACGCAGGGGATCGGATAGACAAACATCCACCGGAGGATTTCTTCGATTTCATGGAATTGCTGAACGCAGAGACACGGATCAATGGCGGCAACTATACCCGCGCTAATGCAGAGGTATGCCTGATTGCCACCAGAGGCCGGGGACTGGAACGCCGGTCAGCCAGCGTCAGGCAGATTATTTATTCCTGCCTCGGTGAACACAGCGAGAAACCGAAGGAAGTACATCACCGGCTGGAAGAGCTATATGGCGATGTCCCGCGCATCGAACTGTTTGCCAGGGAGAAATACGGCGACTGGGATGTGTACGGGGATCAGGTTAACAGTGACATACAACTGAGGTAATTTTATGGCCGATATTATCGATGAAGCCAATGACTTAAACGAACTGCGACTGACTACCGCTCTTGCCAACCGGCCACCGAAGCCGCAGAGCCTGACCGGCTTCTGTATCTGGTGCCGTGATGAACCGATTATGCCCGGCAGCGCGTACTGCTCAAAAGAGTGCGGCGACGATGACGCACAGAACAAGCGCAAAAACGGATAGGAGGCACTGATGCTGATCCTTGCACTCTATCTGTGGATTGCCGGTTATCTCTTCGCAGAACTGAGCAGAAGCGCAGATACCCGCACCGACATAGCCGCCGTGATGCTTTATTCCACACTCTGGCTGCCGGTCGGCGCGTGTTATCTTTCATCCCTGATCGCCAGCAAAGTGTTAGGCGACGAGTAATTACCCCGCTTTACCCTCTTCAATCCACCCGTCAACCATATCGGCCCACTGCTGCAACATGTCGCGGCGCTGCTCCGCGTATTCCGCTTTGTTGTACACGGCACGGACGCCTTTTTGTTCGTGGGCCAGACACTTCTCTATCCAGTCGGAATTAAACCCAGCCTCATGCAACAGCGTGCTGGCTGTCCGGCGCAGGTCATGTACCGTCAGCGGTGCAAAATTAATCCCCTTCTCATTTATCCGTTTAACCACACCATCAATCACATTATTCAGTGCCGCGTTCGACAGTGGCTTGCGAATGTCATAGCGCCCCGGGATCAGGTATTCGCTCCCCATGGCGCAGACCTGAAATCCGGTCATCATATCCAGTGCCTGCCGGGAGAGATAAATCACATGCTCCCGGCGGCGCTTCATCCGTTCTTTCGGGATCACCCACTGAGCACGTTTAAAATCGACCTCTTCCCAGGTAGCTTTGATAAATTCTGTTTTCCGCACCAGAGTTAACAGTACAAATTTCACAGCCAGCTTCAGGGTCGGATAACAGCTGTAGTTCTCCAGTTCCCGGAAGAATATGCCGATCTCTTTTGGTGACATAGCACGCTCACGCGGCTCAAAGGTGGCAATAGTGGATGCTTTAATACCTGCTGCCGGGTTACTTATCTCATAGCCGCGGTCAATGGCATAATCAAATACCGCGCCAACAATCTCACGTACCTGTAATGCGGTTGCCCGTCCGCCACGGTCACGGATCTTTTCACACAATGACCGTAACCGCTGGGTACTTATCTCTTCCAGCGTCAGACGACCCAACACCGGCGTTATCTCACGTTCGATTACTGAGGCTTTCATTGCCCGTGTCGAATCCGCCAGGCGGGCTTCACGCAGATATCTGACGGTATATTCACCGAATACCGTCGCCCCCTTTCGCTTATCGATACCGTCACGTTTGCTTGCAGCCGGTGATATACCTGCATTCAGCTGCTTTTTTGCATCATTCAGTAATTCGCGGGCCCGTGCCAGCGTGATACCGTCAGGACCGTATTTGCCAAACGTCACCGTTTCACGGCGGCCATTAAAGCGGTAATCATACCTGAATGAAATCGTTCCGTTTTTTGTGACAGCAACATACAAACCATCACGATCAGACACTTTATAAAGCCTGTCCTGCGGCTTCATACTTTTTAATTTTGTATCAGTCAGCAC